GGATAGGGTGTTAAACAACGTAGGTTTTGAAATTATTAAGTGGTTTGGGTTAAAGGATGACTTTAGTGGAACTACAGGAGTTGATATAGCACAACCAGTTTTACCTGGTACACACAATGCAGAAAAGAATACAGAATTATATGGTGATTTAAAAGAAGATATTAATTTAAATGAAGAAGTAAAATTTCTTCTTGAAGTAGATGGAATGTTATTAGAAGAAGGAGTAAAGTTTAATAATTTTTTAAAAGATTGGTCTAAAAAGGCAAAACAACCTTTTAGTAAAATTAGAAAAACAATGATGAACAAGAATACTTTTTCTATTGCTAAATTAAATGATTTTAGTGTGGATAAAGTATTAGGTAATGCAAAAAAAGGTTTTAAAGCATATCAGAAAATTCTTAATTATGTTCCTGATAAGATAGCAAATAAATTAGCAAAGACTAAGTTTGGACAAAAGAAAGAAAAGGCTTTAGTTAAATTAGATAATTACTTAAAAGAACATCCAAAACTAAAAAGAGTAATGGGTATAGGAGCAGCCGCGGCGGTAACTTATGCTTGGACTAAGATGACTTTCATTGGAGATCCAGAGTATGATTTAGATTTATCAGCAGCCGCATCAGCAGCGGCACTTGGTGAAGTTTCATTTGCAGATTTATTTAGTGGTCAAATGGGAACTAAATTTTTAATTTTAACTGCAATAGGGGCAACTACGGGATTAACTGCACCATATACAAAGATTTTAGGTAGTGTTGGAACAATGGCAGCTGGAGTTTCATTCGGAGCTTATAGAGCATATAAAGCACATAAACAAAAGAAAGCTGATACTGAGAAGAAAGCAAAAACATCTGCACCAGATACCGTAAAGAATCCTAATCCAAGAGGAAGAAAGAAAACTATTAATCGTCAAAGTGCAATTAGGTGGGTAGCAAAGAATAAAGGAACTAAAGCAGCTCAAAAATATGTAAAAAGTATATCAGAGACAAGAATATTTTCTCCTGAATGGTGGGGTGAAGAATTAACTTTAGAAGATGAACCATTATATTGGAAACATAGGTCAGTACCCAATCAAAAGAAATATATAGGTAAACACGATACACCTAAAAAAGTAGATTCCGCAAATCCATCAGGTAAAAAAGAAAGAAGTACTGCAGTAGCATATCATAAAAAAATGAATAAAATAAAAAGTTGGGGAAAAGATCCACATGGTAATTTAAATATAGGTGATGATAAGGTTGGTTATTCAAAAAAGATTCATAAAGCACAATATGTTATTGAGGATGAAAATAGTCTTGTTATAGGAACACCTCATACAGAACATGATAAAAAAGGAAAACAGTTTTTTGAAAAAAATATAGTACCAATGGTTGATGCTTTTTTGGATAAACATGGAGCAGACAATGTAATATTTTTGCCTGAGGGTGGATTAGGTGTTGATGAGGAAGGTAAACCACATCATTATTGGGAAGGGACTGAACAACATCAGGTTGCTGATAAAGTTAAAAACGCAGGTGGTAAAATTCGTACTTGGGATGGTAAGTTTAACAATCAATGGAATGGCCATAAAGATGCACCTATCTATACAGCTTTAGCTAAAAAAATGGGAACAGATCCAAAAACTAAAAAACCATATACACCATCACAAATGAGTGGAGCAATATATTCTAATTTAGTAGGACAAGGTGATGATGGTACTGAACATAAGGACTATTTAACAAAGGATGGTGAACAGTTTTTAACAGATAATGGATATACAGGTGAATTTCCACCACGAAGTAAAAAAAATAAAAAAGATGAGGAACTTGACCCTCATGGTGATATAAAACAATTACTTGATTTGAATTATCCTGAAGATACACCAGGTGGGAAAGCAGGTGAAGGTGAAATTGCTAAAGCTCAACTTGAATGGAATCAAGCAAGACGAGATAATATGGCAAAATTGACGAAATACTATATCAGTAAAGGGAAGAAAGTTTTAGTAGTTCCAGGTGCTACTCATGCAAGTGCAATTAAAACACAATCGAAAAAACCAAAAAAAGAAATAAAAGAACAAATAGACATAACAGATGAAACAAAGGAGTTATTACTTATGGGTGGAGCAGCAGGTCATATGAGTCATCCTTTTGATGACAACAATTTAACTTTTGGTGATTTTAAAAACATCATCAATATGAGTTTAGATGGAAAACTAAGTCGTGAAGATAATGTTACAGAGAAACTTGATGGACAAAACTTAATGGTAAGTTATGTAGACGGAGAATTAAGAGGGGCTCGTAATAAAGGTCATTTAAAGTTGTTTGGTAAAACCTCATTGAACATAAATGGTATGAAAAGTGTTTTTAGTGGTAGAGGTGATATAGAAAAAGCATTTGTAGGTTCGATGAAAGATTTAGAGAAAGCAATTGGCGCACTATCTGATAAACAAAAAGAAAAGGTATTTGGTAATGGTAGTAAGTGGATGAATTTAGAGATTATGTATCCTGCTACAGCAAATGTTATTGATTATGATGTATCTGAACTATTTTTTCATGGTAGTGTAGAGATTCACGAAGATGGAACTGTAAAAGGTGCAGTAAGAGATAGTGCAAGAATGTTAGAAGGAATGATTAGACAAGCAAATGCTGGCATTCAAAAGAGATTTAAAATATCTAAACCTATTGTTTTAAATCTACCTAAAGTTCAAGATTTCTCTAAAAAGAAAAATTATTTTTTATCGAAGTTGAGAAAGTTACAGACTATTTATAGTTTGAAAGATAATGATACTTTAGGTATGCATAATGAGATGTATTGGAGAGAATACATCTTTAATGGTGCAAAACAACACAAGTATAGGATTTCAAGAATTGTTTTAGAGTCATTAGTAAAAAGGTGGGCTTATTTAGATAAGTCGTTCAGATTAGATAAAAAAAATATAAAACACGCTAAGTTTTTGAGTTGGACTAAAGGTGTTGATAAGTATGATCATCAAAAGTTAGCTTATGACAACATAAAACCACTTGAATTGTTGTTTTTAGAGTTAGGTGCAGAGATATTAAAGAATTTAGAAGGGTTTTTAGCAGTAAATCCAAAAAAAGCAGTTCAGAAGATTAAAAAAGAGTTGAAAACAGCAATATCGGGTTTAAGAACATCAAAAGACATTAAAAAGATAGCTTTATTGAAGAAAAACTTACAAAAAATCAATTCTATAGGTGGAACATCATCAATTGTTCCATCAGAGGGATTAGTTTTTAAATATAAAGGTAAAATGTATAAATTTACTGGTGCATTCGCTCCAATAAATCAGATTATAGGTGCATTAAAATTTTAAGGTGATATATGGGTTATAGTAGAGAAAACGAAAGACAAAACAAGGTTCTTGGTGATTTGATTAGTGGTCAAACACCTGAAAAAAGAATAATGGTTGGTTATGAGGGTGAAAAGCAGGTTGTTGGTGATAAAATAGATCAGTTATCTGATATTATGAAAGATGCTAGGATGCCCTGGTTTTGTCCTAATTGTAAAAAGACAATGAAGAAACGTTTAGATAATAAGATGTGGTTATTGTATAATCATTGTTTTGATTGTCAAATTGATTTTGAAAACAAACTTCGTATTGATGGAAAGTTTGAAGAGTGGGAAGAAAGTAAAGTAAAAGCAAATCAGAAATCATATCTTGAAGATTTGTTAGTATCTTTAGAAGAATGGAAAAATGCCAGTAAAATAGAGTTTCAAGAGCAAGTTGGTGTACAAGATTTGGAGATGGAAAAGGAAAAATGGATACAAAGTCAAGAAAAAACAAAAGAAATGGCTGATAAAGCAGAAGAATTTATTAGAAAAACACTAAAAGAAATAGAATAACTATTTATATATATGAAGATGAAGAGCCACTTTAAAATAGACAATTATTATTTGCTTAATGGGCATACTTGTAATGAGATACATGCTTTATTAACTGATATGAAAAAATTAGCTTCGGCATATTTGTCTGATATTGAAGAAATGGATTTAGAAAGTGGAAGATATAAAGAAGCAATGGATATTTTTGACTTTGTAATAGAAAGATTTTTACAAATTGAAGAATTTGATTCTTTGGAATTAGGTGGAATTAAATCTTCAGTAACATTTAACGAATTATTGAAGACTACTGGCTTGACAACAGCTGTTAGTCGATAGGAGAATAAAATGGCAATAAATGACCATCCAAGCGATTACGATCAATTTCAGAAACATGGGCATCCTGGAAAGTACAAATCATTACATATAATTAACAATGCGACAGGTAGTTTCACAGCTTCTAATTATGGAGCAGGTGGAATTATTTTAGGAGAAACATCAACAACTGGACACGCTAAGTTATCAGGTGGTGGAATAATAGATCTTGCACACTTGACAGTAGGGACACAGTATGATTTTTCATTAACAGAAGTGGCTTGTAATGCAAAGATAGTATATGTGTTAATACGTAATCCAAAGTTAAGTTAATGGACAAAAATTTTAAAGAGATTATAAAGAAGGAGTATGTACGGTGTGTTGAGGATCCTGTATATTTTTTAAAAAAATATTCATACATTCAACATCCGATAGAAGGAAAAATACCATTTCATCTTTATGATTTTCAGGAGAAAACTGTAGAAGAAATTATACAGAACAGATTCAATGTTATATTGAAAGCTAGGCAATTAGGTATATCTACACTTACTGCTGGATACTCTTTATGGATGATGACATTTCATGCAGATAAAAACATTTTGGTAATTGCTACAAAACAAGAAGTAGCAAAGAATTTGGTAACTAAAGTTCGTGTGATGCACGCAAATTTACCAAGTTGGTTAAAACAACCTTGTGTTGAAGATAATAAGTTAAGTTTGAGATATAAGAATGGTTCTCAGATAAAAGCAGTTGCAAGTGGAGACGAAAGTGGTCGTTCAGAAGCATTGTCATTGTTAATACTTGATGAGGCAGCATTTATTGAAAAAATTGATACGATATGGGCTGCAGCATCACAGACACTTTCTACAGGTGGTCAATGTATAGCATTATCTACACCAAATGGTGTTGGTAATTGGTTTCATAGAACTTGGGTTGATGCAGAAGATGGATTGAATGATTTTAATTTTATAAGACTTCTTTGGGATCTTCATCCTGATAGAGGACAAGAGTGGAGAACCGATCAAGATAAGTTGTTAGGGCCCGCAATGGCAGCTCAAGAATGTGATTGTGATTTTATTACTTCTGGGCAAAATGTTATTGATGGTATTATTTTAGAAGAAATTAAAAATACTACTGTATGTGAACCAATGGAAAAACGTGGTATTGATAGTAATATTTGGGTATGGGAGCCGCCTAATTACACAAAAGATTATATAGTATGTGCCGATGTAAGTAGAGGTGATGGAACAGATTATTCTGCTTTTCATATTATAGAATTAGAAAGTTGTAAACAAGTAGCAGAATATAAAGGTAGAATATCTACAAGAGATTTTGGTAATATGTTAGTTAATATTGCTAATGAATATAACGAGGCACTACTTGTTGTGGAGAATAACAATATTGGTTGGGCAGCAATCCAACAAATAATAGATAGAGATTATCCAAAGTTATTTTATATGTCAAAAGATTTACAGTATGTAGATACTGCAAGACAAGTTCACAATAGACATTATAGAGAAGAAAAACAAATGGTTCCTGGTTTTACAATGTCTATGAAGACAAGACCATTGGTTATAGCAAAATTAGAAGAATTTTTTAGGGAAAAAGCAGTGCATGTCCAATCTCAAAGATTGATAGATGAATTATTTGTATTTATATATAATGGACAAAAAGCAGAAGCAATGAGAGGTTATAATGATGACTTAGTAATGTCTTTTGCTATTGGGTTGTGGATAAGAGAAACTGCTCTAAGATTGAGGGCTGAAGGTATTGAATTATCAAGGAGAACTCTTTCTAATGTAAATGCACATCAAGGACTTTATACTCCTGAAGAAACTCAACATGATTCTTGGATTTGGGAAACTGGAGCAGGACCTAAGAAACAAAAAGAATCCTTAGAATGGCTACTTAATTAAAGAGGTAAAAAATGGCTGATAAATCATTATTTGGAAGATTACAACGACTGTTCTCAAACAACGTAATTGTTAGGAATGTTGGTGGTAAGAAACTAAAGATAGCTGATACAGATAAAATTCAGCATATAGCTAAAAGCAATCTTATTGATAGATTTACAAAATTATATTCTGGTTATGGAGCATCTGTAACTGCGGATGCAGTTTATAAGAAATCATTAAGGTTAGGATTGTTTAAAGACTATGAATCAATGGATAGTGATGGGATAATTTCTTCAGCACTTGACATATATGCTGATGAATCAACGATGAAATCTGAATATGGAAGTGTTTTAGAAATACAAACAGACGATGACAATATTAAATCAATATTACATAATTTATTTTATGATATTTTAAATATTGAGTTTAACTTGTGGCCATGGGTTCGTAATATGTGTAAGTATGGAGATTTCTTTTTACAATTAGAAATCAATGAAAAATATGGTATTACAAATGTAGCACCACTTTCAGCATATGATGTGGCTAGAGTAGAGGGTCTTGATGAAGAGAATCCACATTATGTCAAGTTTGTATTGGAACAAGGCGGAGATCAACATTCAGCATATAGTCCAACTAGACCACATCAAACAGAATTAGAAAATTTTGAAGTGGCTCACTTTAGATTACTTTCAGATGCTAATTTTCTTCCATATGGTAAGTCAATGGTTGAACAAGCAAGAAAAGTGTGGAAACAGTTATCTCTTATGGAAGATGCTATGATGATTCATAGAATTATGAGAGCACCAGAAAAAAGAGTTTTCCAAATTGACATTGGTAATATTCCACCAGCAGAAGTTGATAACTATATGGAAAAGATTTTAAATAAGATGAAGAAGACACCCATCATCGATCAAAAAACAGGTGAATATAATTTAAAATATAATATGCAGAATATTACTGAAGATTTTTTCTTACCTGTTCGTGGTGGTGATAGTGGTACAAGGATTGAATCACTTCCTGGATTGGCATATGAAGCAGTAGAAGATATTGAATATTTAAAGAATAAAATGTTAGCAGCACTTCGTGTTCCAAAAGCATTTCTTGGATATGAAGAATCACTTGGAAGTAAAGCAACACTTGCAGCAGAAGATGTAAGGTTTGCAAGAACTATTGAAAGAATACAAAGAATCACGATATCAGAGTTAACTAAGATTGCTATTGTTCATTTATATGCACAAGGATATAAAGATGCAGAATTGGTTAATTTTGAATTAGAGTTAACAAATCCATCTACAATTTATGAAACTGAAAAAGTTGAATTGTGGAGTAGTAAAACACAATTAGCATCAAGTATGTTACAAGACGGAATAGTTTCTACTGATTGGATTTATAAAAACGTTTTTAATTTTACAGATGATGAGATTAAACAAATGGATAATGAGATTGTATATGATTATAAACAAAAATTTCGTAGAGCTCAGATAGAGAGTGAGGGTAACGATCCTGCAAAGAGTGGTGAAGCACAAGGAACACCATCTGATGCACAATCGGGTAGAACAGGCCATGAGTTAGATGACTTGGGCGGTTCACCTCCAGGTGGTTGGAATGGTGCAGGAAGACCAAAAGAGGGTGGAAAATACGGAAAAGATAGTGGAGCTAGAGGTAGAGATCCTTTAGGTGCTCATGATAAGAAAAAACAGTATAGTTCGGGCTTAGCACTTGCTCATTTTGATGGCTTAAAGCGCAATATGGAGAAGTATAATAAGAAAGACTACGACTTAATAACTGAATCTGAAGAGATTAAAGATGAATATAAAGAAGAACTTAAAGACATTAAAATAAAGTAATTTTTTATATTTTTATATTTATATATGACATACTTAACGCTGGAGCAAATTAATGTTAAAGAAGAAGATGAAACATAATAAAATTAAGAATACTGGTATTCTTTTTGAATTGTTGACAAGGCAGATTACAGTAGATTTGATGGAATCAGATAATTCCAAAGCTGTAGATATAGTAAAAAAGTATTTTAAAACAGGCACACAACTTGGTAAGGAGTATCAATTATATAAAATCCTTGCAGAAACTAAGTACAATACTGAATCTCGCGCAGAAACATTGATTGATGCAGTTTTAGATAGTAGAAAGAAGTTAAATAATACTTCTATTAGACGAGAAAAATATAATCTTATTAAAGAGATAAGAAAATGTTATAATGAAAAAGATTTCTTTAATACAAAGATAAATAATTATAAAGTTTTAGCTTCAGTTTATAATTTATTTACACATAAACTAGACATTGCTCCAGATACATATGTTTCAACAAAATATACAATTGTAGAAAATATTACTGCTGGTTCTAAAGTTTCTAAGACTAATAAAACATATGAGTATCTAAAGAAACAAGAAAAAGACTTGAGAATATTAGCATACTCTACATTAGTAGAAAAATTCAATAAAAAATATTCTAACTTAACTGAAAAACAGAAAAAATTGATAAAAGAATATATCAATAATATTTCTAACACAAATAAGTTAAGAGAGTATGTCGATAGTGAGGTTGAAGAAGTAAAAGATACTTTGAAATCTCAAATCAAAAAAGTAGACGATAGAGTTACACAGATTAAATTAACAGAAGTTATTAATCAAATCGATGGTTTGAAAAAAGGTAAGGTTGTTTCTGATAAGCAGGTTGTTTCTATGATGAGATATTATCAACTTATTGGGGAAATTAATGATGTCGCAAACTAAATTTGATAAACTTAAAGAAACAGTTCGTTCACTTATCCAACAAGACATAAATGAATCTGGTGCACCCGATTGGTGGGCTAGAATGTCCGCTAAACAACAGGATGACTATATAAAAACACATCCTAATTCTAAACAAGCAAAAGATGATAGAGATATAGAAGATAAGAAAAAAAAGTTTAATGCTGACCAAAAAAAGAAAAAAGCAGCAGGGGTGCCAAAATCTTTGACAACAATTGAAAAAGAGAAAAAAGCTAAAGAGATGGAAAGAAAAGCTAAAGAACAAGCACAGAAAGATATGGAAGATGAATTTGATTTTGATTTTGATGAATCTATAGAAGAAGCATCTGTAACAGGTGCTATTGATGGTGGTGAAGGTCCCCCAAAGACACCATTTGCTTTTCGTGGCAAACGTAAAAAAGATAAAAAGAAAAAAGAAAGTATAGCAAACCAAAGTGGTTATTCTATTACTGAAGCAGCTAAGTTCGCAGTATTTTTTAAGTTAGGGAAAGACGGTCAGTTTGGTACAGCAAGTATTTTGATTGATGCAGGTTCAAAGGGTGAAGCAAAAATGAAAGTTGCAAAAATGTTAAAAGGTGGTCAAAAAGCCATTTCAAGTGTTAGAAGAATTAATGTGGGCAAAGCAAAACAGATTGATAAGAAACTTGAATCCGTAAATGAATCATCTTA